CACCGCGTTATAGTGCAACGCTATAGGTGTAATCAACACCTAATAGCGCCGGACTATAGTCGCTGGGAGATGTAGACCCTAATAAGGTCTGCCCTATTGGGCCTCCTACGACTACGTTCGGCACCTCGGCATCTTTCCTCAACATGAGGGCAGTTGCCGACTTAACGGGTTTTAGCCTTTGCTTAACCTTGCGTAACCTCGCGCGCAGCTTAGCTGCAAGTGAGCTCACACAAGGAGTGCGAAGACTTTCCCGTAAGGAGTTCCCGTCAAGGAACTTAATTAGCGCCGCTGGTATCTGAAAGTACCTCATAAAAAGCTCAGAGAGCTTAATAAATTTGAGGTGATCAGGTATAAACCCGTTCTCGATCCGGTATTCCGACTCGAGGATTGCGGGCTGGGCAGCCCTCTGGCCATGGGATTGCCAACCTATAAAGGTGGTAGATCCCAGGCGCGAGAGGAGTTGCGCTAATTCGACTCGCTCCATGTTGGCAAGCGATTCCAAGATATCCTTTTCTAAAGGAGAGCCCCGGTAACCGGGGTTAACACGGAGGGGGTTGTCCCCCTTCGTGGCTTGGATTAATGCTTCCGACAAGGTTGGAGTGAATCGTGGAGGCAGGGCCAAATGGAGGGGACCCCTAAGTGAAAAAGGGCTATGCCCCGACACTAGGGACCCCCATTGGGCCCAGCCGGGCCTCCCAAGGCGGTTGCGTAAATGATACGCTTTCCGCTCCGGGAGACCAATCCCCCCATAACCGGGGGGAAAATGCACCGGGATTCCCTGGCGAGCGGCAGCAGACCAGGATGTGGTGTAACTCGCGAGCTGGAAAGGAATCCTTTCCCGCGGGAGACCCACCCGATCGGCTGCCGAAACCAGGGAGCCCGGTGCATCATACCAATTCGCTTCTCCTTTGGACCCCCCTGGGGCCCCAATGAGGAGCGAATTTGGTAGTAATGGCATTAGGATGCCCCACTCAAAGAAGAGCTCTGTATAGAGCCCATACTTATGGTGGGTAAAGTCCTTCGTTTTAGAAGGTACAGCATCCAATGCGATTAACTCTGCCGTCCAACGGTCAGATTCTTCGTGGGAACAAGACGCCATGGCGTCGTCTCCCGTAGTGCGTACATCCGCCGGCCTGCCGGTCGCCATTTCCCATGTGAATATATTCACAAGGGGAAGTAGCGGCCAGGAGGTAGCGTCCCCCATCATAGGCCCCCGTTGAGTAACGGGGCCTGTGAAGGAGGAGTACCACTCCGGGAGTTCCCAGATGATAGAGGTTGAAGGGGGTGATTCAGACGAGAAGCTATACGTTAAGTACGGCTTCCCCGGGGCATTAAGCTCTGGGTCCGTCTGGCCCAGCATCCCCCCCGACACAAACCGGATAGGCCCCTTGTATGGGGTCAATCTTGGCTTATCGTCGGGGGGGAACCGGGCCCTCTCCACACCTATCCCATAAAATTGGGGGTCTCGCTCGTGGGGGAAGAAAGGCCCAATCCTGCCCTCTGGTGTTCTACCAAAGGCAGGTATTGGGTATTCTTTCCTCACGAGAATACGAGGCCCCACAATAATGGGAATAAACTCCTTTAGAAACTGAAGGTGTCTAGGGCACCTCCGGAGCACAGCGTCGTAAAGACAACGTGTCATTTCAAAGGAGTGATTATCCGTCGCGGTCGTCAAGTCTAAGCTGCGCCAAATAACCCCGGCGCGGCCTATTTGATGCCGTAATGGATCCCCTGGAGTAATCGACGGCGCAATGCGCGGGTCGGATTCCAACAGGGGCTGAACCAAAGATCTCAACATCCCTGCGATAACAATCACAGGGACGATGGACTTGGTAGGAACCCGTTCCTTTAGCCCTCTCTCAGGGGCGGAAACGGGGATGGCAGGAGGAAAGTTAGTCATCTTTCTCAAGATGTTAACCGATCCTGCCAAGAGAAGCTCCCACCGGGCAAGCACCTGGCCAGCCAAATGAGGCTGTACCAAGTGTGTACCTAGTGGGAACACGTAATCCGATCCAAAACTATGGTCCGGGGGCCGTATGCGCTCAACGTGTTGCTGATAAGCAATCACCTGAGCAATAGCACGCGGAATCCCGCCTTGACTGCGCGTAAACTCAACGCAGCCATGTCCAGTTAACTGGAGAGAGGTTTTAACCTCCCGCGGGAAATGGGCATCTACCCAACCCTCGACCCAGGCTTTGAACCGGGTTATATCTGTGTCCAGGGGCTTTGTTTGCCGCTCGACGTAGGTCTCCACAGCGCCCGAGCTCCGTAAAGGGGCAGGAAGGGCGCGGCCGTTAGTTGACATAAGAAGCAACTGGCGGTCGGACAACCTTTTCCAATTCCCAATGAACTGGGAATCGAGTTGGCCGAAGACCTTACCTCGGACGGCTGCATATCCTTCTTTAAGGTTATATGCAAAAGCCTCTGGGTAACAGAAAATATCTTCCACCATTCGTCGTTGACGCTCCATCGATACGAGGAGCCCAGATCGGGCCGAAGAAAGACGTAATGTCTCCCAAGTGGAGAACATAAATCTGGCATAAGCCAGCCTCTTTCGGAACGCCTTCTGGAATGGAAGGAAGTTGCACTGCAAGGCACCATCCGCAATTGTTTGGTAGTAAGTAGCAGCATGGAACGCAGCTTTATGTTGCCGGTAAGAAACCGGCCAACCGCGGGGATAACCCCCGCAAAAGCGTGCGAACTCATGTGCTGGCTCCTGAAACCCACTGCGGTTGCGCCTGAGTGCATCCCACCTCGCTTGGATGCGGGGAGGGTAAATCTCTGGGAATTGAACAAAGAGTTGGGTGCCTGTCCAAGAAATTTTCGAGGCACAGGCAACCAGCTCCGAGGGAATATCCCAGAGCCTTGTGAACGGTCGGGGCCCTCTCCCTATAAGGGAAAGGGCCAACGTAGACCGCTCACGGGGTTCGAAGGGCGCGGATGAGACCTGCGACATCGGTAAGGACGGGTAGGAGGTCCTCTTTCCACACCTTTAACAGTGTGGTGAGGACACCCTCAGTTCCACCGGGCAGGGAAGGTACAGAAGGCTGAGCCTTAGCCCCCTTTTTAGGGGGCGGCACAGCTGCGTACCTCGCGGCCTTCGATTTCCCCTTACGGGGAAGGTAACCTAACTTGGGAAGAAAAGGCTTTACGTCAGGCGCGGTTTTAAGCAGCCGTTCAAATTTTGAATGGATGCTTTGCCACGTTGCCAACAAAGATTTTTCTTTGTCGGTGACAGCATTTTTTACCAAGGGGATACCCTTGTACTCCTTCTTCGCCACGGTCCACTGTTGAAACAGTGTAGCGTACTCGGAGGAGGAGGCGGGGGGGAGAGGCTTTGTTTGCTTCTTAACCCAGTCCCCGTAGGTCGCGCCGGAAACTAACCCGGCGTCAACCTCCTGGAGGAAAGAGTCCCCCCTCAAAGCGAACCCCCTTAAGATCCAATGGGGGATCATCTGGCCCTTCTCGAGCTTAAATCGCTCGCGAAGGCTCTGACGCTGAGACTGGGTTATACCCAGTGTCTGCCATAAGGGCTGGCCAGCATGAATCCCCTGAATCTTAAGGGGGTTCGGCTTTTCAGTGCCGGCAACTGCGGGAGCAGGGGCAGCTGGTGCCACAACCTTGACCTTTTTAGCCTTTTTTGGCTTCTTGGTCTTAGGTGTAGTACTAACCGCCTCGGCAACCGCAGCTGTCAGCACGGCTGCTGCCTTCTTTGCGGCCTTCCCAGCTTTCTCCTTCACCGCCTTAACAGGCGTAGGAGGAGGAGTTGGGGTGGTCGCTGGAGGGCGAGCTACCTCATCCAGTTGGTCCCTAATAGGTTCCAAGCTAGCGTTGAGTTGAGCAAGGCGTTCTGCCAGCTCCTCACTCCGCTTAATAAGCGGGGCGAGGTCAGGCTGAGCGGGTCTGCCTTCGTACTCTCCGTTAGCTATTCCAGCCTTCATCGAGGCAATAGTTTCTTCCACGACGGATTTTTCCTCCGTGAAAGAACGAATTGCCAAGAGTTTGGCGGAATCTGGATGTGGCTCCTTATAGGCGGGATTTTTCTCCCGCTTACCTTCCCGCGGTGCCTTCGGTGCCGGCTTTGCAACCGGTACCGGGGGAACCTTAGGTTTAGGAGGAGCCTTAATTAACCCTTTGGCCTGAAGAACCTGGTCAAAGGAAGCCGTAGGGGTAACCCCCTTTGGCTTATCCGTATAAGGGATATGTACTCCGTGTGCTACATTGTAGGACCGGATTACAATTTTCCAGGGCGAAATGAAGTAAGCTAATTGCTTATCCTTCCTTGCCTTGAATTCCCACGTATGCGGAATTGGGGAGGGGGCTTTAGCCCCCTCAACCCATGATTGGGCGGGTGCCTGGGTCATAAATGACTTAGGGACCTTGCCCAACCTGCGGACCGCATAAAGGAAGACAGTTAAGTCATCCTTTAATGACACAAAAGGTCCAGCAGGGCCCTCATAAACTAGAGGGCATCGCCACTCATACTCAGGCGCGCGTTTTAGCTTAACAACAAGCTCACAAGTTGTGAGCAAGTAATTAGCTTTTTCGCGCGCAGCCTTAATCCCTTGGATTTTGGACTGTAGAGCAGCGATTTGTTCATCCAGTTTCTCGGATGCTATCACACTAACCAAAGAGTTTTGTGAGATAGGGGTCCTTGACAGATTTAGCTTAGCTATTTCTGCCTCGGGCCCGGCCAACTGGTCCTGATATTGGCGTATAGAGGCCTTAAGGTCTGTAATATACGCTTGTGCAGAATCAATCAGCCCCTGAGAAGCAGGAGCCGAGCGATCATCGACGTAGATGTCAGGTTTGACACCTCCGTGGAGTAGCTCGCGAACGGGTGTCCAATAATTGGGCACCTGATCACCAACCTTCGAGGCTAAACGGACAGACTTGTTAAGTCTATCATTTAGCTCGGTGGCGTTAAGTTTGAGTGACTCCTTCGGTAACGGATAAAATACCGTACGAAGGAACTCATACTTAGTTGACGGAATAACTATTATGTATTCCGTATTATTCGATAGGTTTAGATCCCTATCTCTGGAAGCAAAAAGGCCTCCCAAAATACTTCGGATATCATCTGGAGTAC